TGGAGGTGGCTTGGCCGGTCGAAGAATCATAAGAGCGGGAGAGCGACAAGGTGCTAAAGAAGGAAAGAGAGCATTAAATAATTGGCAGAAATTCGTTAAGACTAAGAAAAATAAATATAAATATAAGTCTGGCAAAAGAAAAGGCCAAATCAATATGAAGGCTATGTCAGCAGCTTTCAAGAAAACACCCGCAGGGAGGAAAAAGAAATGAGTAACTTATACACGGCAAGAGGTAAAGTATTAGCAGGAGAAGTAGATAGATTAACGCTCTTCGACGGGAAATTCGACACCGGGTACCGAATTATTGATTTTCATATCGCCCCTCAAGATATTATAACTACTGAGAATGTCCAAATGAAGATCATGACTAAAGAAGAAACACATAATACAGGTTGGTACTGGTCTAAGAATACTGAAGTTGGATGGGCATCATACAAAGGTGCATCTTCATTAGATACTTATTACTCTAAATGGGATAAAGACGCACTGATTATTGAGGATTTATTTTTAGATGCGACTGGAGACTCTGGCGAATATGTCAATTACATGATTACATTAGAGAAGGTCAAAACTTCTGATTGGATGGGAGCATTGACTATGGTTAGGAACTCATCTCAAGATATTGATTAATATGTCAAAAGTTACTGAGGATCCGGAGTTCATTCGCCGTTGGACGAAAATAGTCGGCTTATTAGCGACTGCTTTGGTTTTGATGCTTGGCGGTACTGGACAAGTTCCTCTTTAAGCTCTTGAACTTGAATACATTTGTCATTATATTTCTCCATCAATTCAGTTAGTTGGTAAAATCTCATATCTTCAGGTACTTTTGCTCTATCAATACTAATGTGCCACTCTTTCCACTTCTGATATTTTACGATTGCATCAGAAACTTTGCCAGACTTCTTCCCCTTCTTCCAACTATCAACAATCTTGCCAGCCTGAGGGTGTAAAGTAAATGATTTTAGATCCTTCAAAGATATTCCTCCAATGTTTTTTGTTGTTTGAAAGCTTGGAGCATCTTAAAAGATACTAAAAATGGAATCTTTCCTCTCTGATTTGCTCTTAGATGCCTGGGACCTTTTACTCCCTCCTCTTTTGAGTGCGTCCAACTAGGGTCTAATGCCACATATGGAAATTCACCCCACAAATAAAACGGTCCTGCTCGCTGTGTGTGCTTACCAAGGTACGGTTCGAAGAACCTGCAGGCACCTGCTACATTTTCAATGCAGTAATATTTTGGTCTGGCGATCTTAATTATATCAATTACTGATTCCAGGATTGTCATATCGGGATTTTCTATTCTTCCATCATGAAAGTTTTGAGCTAAACTAAATTCTGTACATGGTGGGGATGCTAGAATTAGATCGGGTGCTGGTAAATGATACATCCAATCATGATAATCATTGATATCATAATTCAATGTATGAGGAACATACGCCAAATCTATATTACTTTCGATTCTAATTACTATCCAATCGTCTTGTACAAAGGCCTCAGACCATCCTCCTAGGCCAGAACATAGATCCCATACTACCTTTTTCATGGAAATACTACTCCACATTCACAAATATGTGTATATTGATAAATGAATGACCAACCCATTCCACTCGCTTCTTTCATTTCCTTGCCGCATATCTTGCATTTTATATGTACCATGCCCTTTCCGAAGCGTATAGCATATATAATACCGCCGGTTTTAGCGGCGAGCTCGCAGAGTTTCTGCAAGAAACTCGCTTCACCCGATAGAGTGAGCACTAACTATGTCCTTCTGATCGGGTGAGATTATAAGAGGATTAGGGTAGATTATACTTATAGACCGAGTGAGCCTGGGAGACACATGGCTAAAAGTGATTCATTTTTTATTAGAGCTAGCGTAACGACAAGCGGAACAACATATGTACAGTCTGAAATTGACTTGGGATCGTATGTTAATTTAGGGGTTTCAAAATCCACAATCATGCGAATACATAATGTTGCAGTATCATATTTTGATGCAAACCTCCCTGCTGGCCCTATACTAAAAGACGCTGATGCTAAAATATCATGGCAATTAACTACTCAAAGTCAATCAGAATTAGTATTCCCAACTGATAAGTCAATGGCTTCAAGCGGATCCCTTGTCATCAAAACAGGAGTCACCCCATCTCAAGATTATGATATAGCTCCACAAGACTGGACTAATGGTTATCTTATAGGAGTAGATTCATTATTTATGGGTGCAGATCTATCTGCTGTTCTGGACTCAGGCGATGTTACAATAGCATTAGTTATGGAAGTTACATTAGAAAACGCTACACAAGCAAACAGTGTAGCCCTAGCATTGAGTCAACAGTGATACTATGGCTAAGTCAAGAGCAGAAAAAGCACTCGCTTCTATCATGCAGAAGATGCTTGAAGACGCGGGCGTCCAGACTGATGTTGCTGAAGGACTCGCCAAAGGTACGGTTGGAGGTGGCTTGGCCGGTCGAAGAATCATAAGAGCGGGAGAGCGACAAGGTGCTAAAGAAGGAAAGAGAGCATTAAATAATTGGCAGAAATTCGTTAAGACTAAGAAAAATAAATATAAATA